TGAGTAATGGCCACCGTACTGGCCACCATTGACTCTGTTTGTTTTACTTCGTGTCCGGTAGGTTCGAGCGTTAGTTGGTGAGAAGTACCTTCCGCCGATTCGCGCCACGCGCAAGGCATGGACGTACCGCCTTATTGTCACCGCCGAAGAAGTTGATTGAGCACTTGAGACAGCATCCCAAGCCCTGCCGTCGCTAACGGCCCTGCCCGTCTCAACACGGGCATTTGCTGGGCTTGTTCTCTCCGTTTGTAGGCTTCAAGCAAGAAGGACTCGACCTTGCCGTGATTGTGCTCCTGCTACGGGAATACCGTAGGCTTACTGGCAATCCGGCTTTCCCCACCTCCAAGTCGAGATGGGGCTTGCTTCCCGTGAAGTCGGTTATTCCATCGCCGCCCAAGCGGAAACGCATAACGATTTTGTGGACTATCGGTTTTCACGGGAACTACTCTCGCGGTCGTTCGTGTGTCCCTGTCTGCTAATTCCCCTTGCGAGGAAGCGTTGCGCGATTGTTCCCTGTCTTTGACGGTGACAGATTGACAGTCCCTGTCACCGCTTAATCCCGTGTTACGCTTGAGCCGCGTTAGCTCGTCAAGCATCGGGTTTCAGACGGTGAGTCGCAACGATGGTGGGGCCGACTGGCCGCACACACGTTCAACTTTGATCCGGCTTCGTCTCGCGTCGGCTTTGCCCAGTTTAGACGACCTCAACTCGAAGTAGAGTATGGTATGGGGAATCGCAATCACGCGGGAAACACTCGCTTCCAACATCGGGGAAACTCGTCGGCATCGAATGGAATAGAACTTGCTAACAGAGCGGTCATTTCGACACCCTTGCAAGGTGCTGAATCTGAATGGAATAGACCCAAGTTCCTTGCGTAAAACGTTGTAAGTCAAGCAGTTATGGCTTGGCTTAAACGGTTGCTGTTAGATGAGCGCAATCCAGGCCGGGGGGGGCGGGGTGTGCCCGTATCATGTGGCCTCGCGATAGGGGAGTCTATGCGCGACTCAGCCTCTCTGTGGCATAATCTTCTGGACAATGTTCCAATGAAGCCCGTACGATGGAGAGACAATTCTCCCCCCTGCAAATATAGCAGCACCAGAAAAAGCGCGATGGCCAGATGGCGTTTGGCCGTGACTACGATGGCATTGAGTCTGAGGGCGCTCTGGTGGGCAGATCTCGGGTATTACCGGTAAAGCTGCCGCCGTGGGGTTTCACCTGTACCCCTGGGGTAGCGCAGAGTAAACGTGCGCTTTCAGTAGGCTCTCCTGGGAGCCGAACCTTGAGGGCCTTGAGTGGGACGTTGGGTTGATTAACGTGGGGCGTACTGCTCGCTGGGCTATTCCGCTCTAACACGCCGGGAGCCGTAGGGGCGCCAAGAATCCCGGTTGGACCGACTGAAATCCATTCCCATGAGCAGCCTTTTCTGGCGAGTTCGAGTTTGGCTGCTGTTGGGGTTAATTTGAACATCCACGCAAGAATTGGGGCGGCTTGGATGCAAGACCATTGGCCGTCCTTGCGCTGCCAGACGGCACCTGCTGTGAAGAACTCGTTCGACGCTCGGAGGAGCCGTGTTTGGTTTGGCAGGAACCGGCCGCCGGACGGAATGTCCAGTGGTTTAGCGCCGTGCCAGAAGCCTCGATTGCGCTTTGGCCAGAGCCGTTTATATGAACGAGTTCCAGGCATGGAAAATGGCGGTCGCCCTGTGAAAACCTTTGCCGGGTAGTGCCCCTTTCGGAGCGGGCGACCGTGAAGCTGCTGGCAAAGTCTTCACGCGTAACAAATCCTACAGGCGGGGAGATTTGTCAAGCGGATGGTGAGCGGTGTAAACCGCCTCAACTGAATCGCACCCACCGATGCCCTTTCTGAGCCTCCTGAGCTCGCCTTTTCGGAGGTAGCTTTGGCAGAGGGCGCGGGCCTGGTGGAGGGACATTGTTCCACGCGGAACAAGCTTCAGCAGATCTCGAGCGGTGAACGATCGGCTGGATTTGGCGAGGCGCCGGAGGAGCGTTATTCGCCAGCCGCGGCGTCGGGCGGTTTTATGGCCTTCGGGCAGGGTTTGGTGGTCGAGATTCATACCGGTTCGTAGGTGGCGGCAAAGATGTCCGGTTTGCAGGGGTAATGTTCAGCTTTTACGCCGGTGATGATCCAGTCACCAGGGCATACAATGTGGCCGCCTTCCAGCGTATCGATCCAGCCGTGATCATGCATTGTTCGAGTGCAATGCACGCACAGGCGACGGCCGTTGACATCCGGGCGCCGGAAATAGCGGACGACAGCGCCTTCACGCGGTTCGGTTGGGGTTTTGCCTGTGTCCTCGAACGGGCGCATCACGTCGTCCTTCGGGTGATCGCCGTTCTTGAACCATTGCGTGGCTTCGATAATGACTGGTTTCTTGCGGTATTTCATACTTTCCCTTTCTCGTAATCTTCATTGGCGATCATCTGGAGAACGTCGTTTCCCTCGAGGAACCATCTGGCGGCGATGGCGCTGTAATTGCGATTGAAGCGAATAGCGCTGTTGCTACGGCTTCCGCCGACGGTCCAATCGTAGATGGTCCTGTCGACGAACTCCTGGTCCTTCTGGCTGAGGAATGGATGAGTCACGAGAATCTCCTCTGATCGCGTTCGGTGAGCTGCATTGTTTCGCCGTCGAAATTGCACTCGACGACGATGCCGGATCTTCCCTTGGTGTTCTTCAGGACTTTGATCATTAGGGTTTGATGATCGGGCCGCCAGGCGCCCAGAACCAGGCCGGCTGAGTTTTCGATGGATCCGGAGTCTTTGGCGTCGTGGAGCCTGGGCGCGAGTGAATCCTTGGTTTTCTCCGGGCGCGCGACCTGGGTTCCGAGAACGACGATCGTTCGCGTACGTTTGGCGATTACCTTGAGTTCTTCGGCGGTAGCACTGAGCTTTTCGTAGCGGCTGCGGGACGCTTCGCCGCGGATAAGGCCGATGTAATCGATGATGACGACGGCCGGTTTGGTGCCGGTTTTGAGCTCGCTGCGACCGATGAAAGATTCGATCTGCACGGTCGATAAGCCGCTCTCGGCGCAGACGAGGATGTGGTTCAGGTGTTCGAAAGTTCTCCACAAACCGCATTGAGTCAGATAATGCGCTTCGACGTGCTCCGACGTCCAGGCGGTTTCCATCTGGACGAACCGTTCGAACATGAGTTCCTGCGGGAGTTCCAGTTCGAAGAACAGGGTCGGTAGCGGGGCAGCGGACCGGGCCAGGCATTGTTGAATTGCGGTTTTGCCTACACCGGTATCGGACATGACGACTACCAGTTCACCGGGCATCAGGCGGCGGACGGAGCGGCCGAGCGACGGGATGAACCGGGCCAGGTCAAATGTCCGGGTTTCGACCGATCGCGCGAATTCGACGTATTGCGCCTCCAACTCGGCCATTGTGAAGACGGGCAGTGGTTTCAGGGTGTGCGGGGTCCGTTCGATCAGATCCCGGAGCGAACATGCCCTGGCGCTAGGTTCGATGCTATCCAGCCAGTCGGAGGCGTCTTTGTAAGGCGCCGGCACCTGGACGAGCTTCAGCCAGTTCACCTTCTCATCCAGAGATTTGATGATGGCCTCGGCGTGTTTTCGGCCGGGATCGTCGTTGTCCGGGATGACGACGATGTTCTTTCCGGAGACGAACTCCGAGTAGGCGTCCAGCCATTTACCGGCCCCGCCGACGTTGCAGGTGGCAGTGAACCCGAATCCGCAGGACCGGATGTTGTCAGCGTCCTTCTCCCCCTCCGTGATAACGACGGTTTCAGCGGTTAGGACTTCCGGGAGATGGTACGGCACGCGGTTGATCCCCTCCATGTTCCAGATCCAGCCGCCTTCTCGGTCAGGGCGTCTCTGACGGAATTCCTTCGGGGCGTAACGCACAACCTGGAACAGCAGGTTGCCATTCGGATCGGTGTAATCGTAGGTGGCAACGATGGAAGGTCTTGCTGACACAGGCCTCTTTTCTTCCTCGGACTCCACCAGTCCCAATTCAGTGCCGACCTCAATCACGGCCTGCTCCATCGTTTTGCCACGCTCGGCCATGATCCAGTCAATAATGCTCCCGCCGATTTCGTGATCGTTGCAGTGCCAAAGCTGCTTCTCGGTGTCAATTGACACGCACAGGTGGCCTTTGCGGTGCATGGCGACCGGGCAAAGGTTGGTTCGTGGGTGTTTGTTTTCCGTGACTCTGAATCCTTTGCCGGCCAGATGATCGGTCAGTTTAAGGCGGCGCTTAATTTCAGCGGCCAGCTCGGATGTTTTGGTCATAGAAGCTCTGGGCAGGCTACTTTGAACCGTTCCCAGTCCTTGTTCAGATTATCGGCCAGCCTCTTGGCGCACGCCGGGTGCATCCAGATCTGACAGTCGGTCCCGTTCCAGAAAATCCACACATCGCCGCCCAGCGGATCGGCGCAGTAGAAGCACTGTTCGGCTGGCTTGTAAACGCATTCCCCGATGTTGGTGACCAAATCGCTGAGTTTGGCGAGGCCCATGTAAGTCAGATCTGGTTTTCTAGCGACTGAGTGGATTGCGGTTTTTTCTGAGCTGAATGGCACCCGTTCCGCCATTGTTCTCCTTCGGCGTTCCATCGTTTCTGGAGCAACTTTTCGAACCGGCAGGAAACCCCGGCCCCGTTCTTGCCGTCCACGCTGCTCCAGGCATCGAATACATGCCTGGCAAAATCCATTCTCACTTGCTCACGGAGTTGGATCGGAACTCTATCCATCGCCTGCTCGAAAGTCGGGTCTGCGTCCGTCGCTGGTACTGGCAAAGGCACTGGTACTGGCAAAGGCAAAGGCAGGCTAGACTCAGTCCGGACAAAGTCGAGACTGTGTCTCGACAAGAATTTCCTAACTGCCTCATCTGCATGGTCCGACCAGTCGTGCACTATTAGGCGATGTATGGTCGACGTATCGAGCCACCTGGCGGTCACTAAGGCTCCACTTAGCTTGCACTCAGGCTTCACTCCCCTCTCACCTGTCGGTCGCTCCCAGTACACTGCCTTCGCGATGACCAAGTCCGCATGCCTTCCGATGTCCCCTTGCGGAGCGTATCTTGCGGTGAAATGCCACATAGCCTCCAGTATTCCCATAGCCCAGGCATGATTGATGTTTAAGAGTGAAGCGAGATGGCCGACCTTTGGGTGCTCTGGAGTGCCCCGCTTCATGCAAAAGAGGTTGCTCCAAGTGGCTCACCTGACCGTTTCCGGAAAACGCGGTGAATCCGGACCAAACCATCTTGGAGCAAGGGAAATGCGCCCGGTCCTAGTCCGCCCATCGAGCGGGAAGGATGCTGCCAGGGCCGTGGCTCACGCCACAGACCGGGCGCAAAGTGATAATGCGCTAAGGCAACCGTAAGTGCAAGCTCTGACCAGGGTGACTCGCCCGTTCAGAACACCTGTAATCCTGCCAAAACCCCGGCCGCGGCGTCAACAAATTATTTCGGTTTCGAACCTCCGACCGGAGGCGGCAGCTTCCTTGGCTTTCAGCAAGCTTTCTGAGCCTGTGGATTATAGACTGGTTTCCCGATCGGGAAGTCGTGGGCCCGGAGGAACGCGATCCCCTCCGGACTCATCCAGTGCGGTCCGGCGACTTTCCATTCGGTGTCGGTGATTTGATGTCCGAACACGCGATTGCGAAGTGCGCGGACCTCGGCTTCAGTGAGTTGGTTGTTCATATGAAAATCGGGCTCGGACGGTAGGCGGTGCTCATCTGCCGCCATTCTACAAGAAGGGGTAGGAAATCATCCATCCCGTTCTCCCGGGCGAATACCTGGTAATCGGCGGGTTCCTGCTGGCATTTTCGCAGGTAGATCGGCGGTCTGCCGGGGTAATGCGAGCTGAATTCGGGCATCCGGATGGTGTGCCCGGCCAGGGTGACGTCGCCGATGAATCCCCACAATGGCTCGGCAAGGGTGTCAAAGCGGTTCCTTTGCTCTTTCACCCGCGTCTCGTACAGGTTTTTGACTGTCTCTGCGCTTAATTTGTCCGGCCTGACGGCAAAAAAGTCGGTCACGGTGCTGAAGTTCGAGAAAAATCGAGACTCGGCCCGCTTGATTGAGCTGGGGTGAATCTTCCCAGGGAAGGCGAGCCATACCTCAGGGTCCGAGAAGTACCGTTCGAGGATTTCCCTGCAAATTGGGTCACACATGATGAAGCGCTGGCTGATTTTTAGGGCGATGTCAGCTCCTTGCGCCTTGGCGAAGGCCAAAGCGTTGCACGCCTGGTTCACGTCGCCAGCAAAATGGCCTCTGTGGGTGTCGCTACAGTAATGGAACACGTCAAAACGGGCGGCAACGTCCCGAATCTCAGCAGAATACCGGTTCAAATCGTCTGAAACAAGGATCGGCAGGTCATCTCCGAACACCCGGCGGAGCGCGCGGATGTTCAGCTCCACAAAACTGGCGAGTTCATAGGCTCCGATCGTCGCGGCGAAGGTCATAGCGGGGTCGGCTTGTAGTTCTTCAGCGTTTCCGCCATCGCCTCCGACACCGGGCGCAGCTCTATCCCGGCCGCGCTGAGTTTTTTGGACGAAAGCACGCAGTTTGATCGCGGCGCCATCGCGTGCTCCTTGTAAAACGGGATCTGATCAGCCCAAGCGTCGTAGCTGCGGTTCGGTTTCAGAATTTCGCAGATGAGCTCGACGATCTCCCGGTTTGTCAGAGCCCCCGGGTTGACCACGTTGTAAATCCCGCGCTTCACGCCCAGCTCCCAGGTGTCCAGGCAGGCCCGGACGCATTCGCCGAGGTGGGAAAGGGAATTTTTCGGCGAATCGAAGATTGCGGGGTAAGTCACCAGCTTTGTGATCAGATTTTTCGGGTCGGCCTCTTCGCAGAACGGCATCCGCAACCGCCAGATGTAGGCCAGCGGGTTTCCGGCGATCTTCCATTCGGCCAACGCCTTGGTGCCGGAATAAAAGCTGCACGGTTCCTCGCCGAAACAGAAATTGGGCGGGTCCTCCTCCGTCCACGGCGCGCCCAGCGGCCGTTCGCCGTTGTAGATGCAGCCGGTCGAAATGTGCCCGAGAATGATCCCGAGGTTGTAGCAGGCGTCCGAGATTGCCGCCGCCGCGATGATATTACCGGCGATGGTTTCTTTGCGGTGCAACTCGCACCAGTCGACGTTCGGAGTTCCAGTCACCCCGGAGCAGTTGACGACCAGCTCCGGCCGGACTTTCTTCATCAGGCTGTAGATCGCGGCGAAGTTTGTGTAGTCGCACTGGTTCCTTGACAAGGAACTGAAGTCCACGCTTCGCGCAGCCAGCTCGCGCGCAAACGCGCTTCCGACGAATCCGCTTCCTCCCAAAATAAGTACTCGGCTCATTTTCGCGCGATCGTGTATCTTCACCTCCGAGATGTCGAATACAATCAGCGTTAAGCCCTGCGGCGATTTCGAACTCTGGACCGTCAGCGGCCGGCTCCCGGACGATTTCGCCTTCACGCTCCCGATCAAATGCGCGCCGTTTAAGAGCGAAACCGACGGCGCGGTAATCTGGTTCGTGCGCCGGGCAATGTCTGAACTTTCGATCGCACCGGCGCAGCACAAAGTTCTCACGCCGATCCTGGACGCGTGGAACTACAGCCCCGACGAGCGCGGCTGGTGGTTCCGCGATTCCGACCTGAGACGGTTCGCCGTTAAAGCGCCCGGGATCACGCCCGAGTACTACATCGTCTGGCCCGGCGTCATCAACCATCAACCCTCAACTATCAACCAGATTGACCCTCCGCCGGAGCCGGGATTTTCCAGCATCGAACTCGCGTTCCTGAAGGATCTGCACTACACGGTCCCGGAAATCAGCTGGGACGCGCTGAAGGTGTTCTGGCTTCAGGTCAGGGCGGCGGCCGTGCGAAGGCTTGCCGAGCGAAAGATCCTGGACCTGGGCTTCATCAAAATCATCCCGATGCCGTACCGTCAAAACTGGAAAGAAGCGATCGCCGTCCGATTCTCCAGTCTGATGTCGATGTTTGGAAAGGCCCCGGAGGAACGGCACGAGGCCTTCACGCTGTCAGGATTCTACGGCGCGCTGGCCAGTCCGAAACTTCTGGCGTTCGACCGGCGCAAGCAATTCGTTCATTGGACGCTCGAGACGATCCCATCGCCGGAGCTGGAGAAGCGGATGGAAGAACACGAGCTGGCCAGGAAACAGAAATTATGCGCGAGCAATTACACCTCCGGGATTCTTAACGAGATGGCCAGCCATCTGCCGGCTGTTCTGGAGATCATGAAATGGTACGCGGTCCGGGTCTTCCATCCGCCGGCCACCGTCGTTGACGGTATCGTCACCGGTTCGAAGATGCTCGTTCCCGCCGTGCTGAAGGGGCTGGTCCGTCCCGGCCGCGGCATCTGCGACGCGGTCGCGCTCACGCCGGACGACGCGTTCAAGGAATGGACGCCGGACGTGGACCGGAGAAAACCGTACTACCAGACGCCGCTACGCCAGATACGGCACAACGCGATGATCGCGTTCAAACCCAGCCAACCCCCGGGGAACGGGCGCGCCCCCAACAGGGTTTTCCAGGAGGATAAAAAAACGAAATTGCCGGCGTGTAGCATCCACAGCCAACCTTCCGAAACGGTTCCGGATCAGCTCCAGGAGGCGGCTCCGGACGGCACTGACGAAGTTTCGGGTTGAAGATCGGGCACCGGTAACAGGTCCGCATCCGCCGGCGCCAACGCTCCCTGCGCCCACGGAAATGAACAACGCCGGTAATCAACGTCCAGAGGATGTGCGGCGCGGCGCTCCACAGCAATTTTCGCTCCAGCAATAAAACTTGCCTCCACTGGGCGAATCGCGGAGGGTGAAGTCCGAATATCATATGCCCGAGGCTACCACAGAGATCGAAGTCCGAGAACCCAGCGGAAAGGTGAAACGGATTTCAGACGGAAGGTTGGACCGGGCCGCGCGCGAGCTGAATCTTCTCAACATCTCGTCCCGAGGCCTCCACAACGTCGCCACCATCGGGCAGTTTTTGGACCAGGTCGGCTTGCTCCGTTACGGAAATGGCCGCCTGCTCGGGTCCTCACAGATGATTTATGAAGCCGCCATTGCGTGCGCCGCCCAGGCTAACCGGGACGGCATCAGCGACGAAGTCCGGCAGGGATACCTGGAGCTTCAACTGCGCTTCATAAAGGCCATCGACGAGAACGTCGCCCTGCAACTCGAACTGAACAAGGTAGCCGAGACGCGGAGCGCCCACCCGAACATGCCGCAGGGAAAACCGTTTCTGCCGGGAGCGCAGATCAGTCCCATTCAGATCAACGTCCACGGCGGCACCGTGGAGAAATCCGTGAACGCAGAGGAGGAACCATGCAGGAAGTGATTTGCACAGCCCAACCGTTCTGTTATCTGGAGGGTCCCCCGGCCCAAACCGATCCGGATGCCGGTTCCGGCTCCGGAGGCGGCAGCGGCTCCGGAGGAACTCAGCAGGTGTTCCTGAACAATCCGGTCCCGGATGATCCAAGCCTGCCTGCTCTAAGCTTTCCTACGGGCGGCGGGCCATTGTCCCAGTGGGATCCCGGCTCGGCGGCTTGGGTCTGAAAATTATGAAACTTTTTATCGCCGTTGCGCTCCTTCTCTGTTCGCTCGTCTTCGCGCGCGCTGCCAATCCGTCCGGAGCCGGCACCAATAACCTGGTTCCCAAATGGACTGGATCATTCACCCTCGGAAGCTCAACGATCACGAACACATCCAGCGCCATTGGCTTGGGCAACGGTTCGCTGGCAGGGACGACGCTTTCAGGCAGCTCCGATGTCGTGGCGATTGGCGAGACGGCGCTGCAAACCTCCGCTTTCACGAACAGCTCGCAGATTTTCGTCATGGGATCGCTTGCGGATGTGGGGGCCAGCAACCTTTTTGGATTCTACGGCTTGGGCATCAGCGGAGGCGGGAACAGCCTGTTTCGAGACTCCAGTCAGATCGTTTGGCTTGGCGACTCGCTATTCGACAGTACGACCGTGACGAACAGTTCCGATCTGATAGGCGTAGGCCATTCGGTATTCAACTCGGCGGTGATACAGACCGGCACCGACCTGTTCGGGATAGGCCATTTCGCCCTTTCAAGTGTGGTCATCACGAACTCGCAGGACATTTACGGATTCGGACGCGGACCTCTGTTTGCCGGTAAGATCACGAACAGTTCGCAAATTTACGGGTATGGCCGTTCAGCCTTGGACCATGCAAAGGTGAGCGGTTCGTCGGAAGTTTACGCTTATGGTGATGGAACGCTGGAAACATCAACGCTGACGAACGTGTCGGACATCTACGCCTTCGGCACCAGTGCTGGTCAATCGCTTAGCCTGAGCGGCAAGTCCCACATCTTCATGCTCGGCAGTGGTGCGCAGGCGACCAACAGCAATGATTACGTCTTCGGCGACAGCGCCTACAACTACTTCTTCCCCGGCGCATCGGCGAGATTTGCCGCAACGCCGACCGTGAACGGGGTTCCTGTGCTGACCAATGCGAGTGGCACAACCGTATCGGTCAACGGCACCAACGTCACGACGCCGAACTTTACAAACACGGCGACGGTCACGCTGGCCGTTAGCGGCAGCAACATTCTGGCGACGGCGATTATTCCAGCGGGCACAGCGACCGCCAGCGGCACAGCGAATACCGTAGCGAAGTTTACGAGCACGACGAACCTTGGCAACTCGTTGCTCACCGACGATGGCACGAACATGTATGTCGGCGGCACAGGCGCATTCAACCTGCCGCAGGGCACGACCGCGCAACGTCCAGCGGCACCGACCAATGGCATGGCTCGGTTCAACACGACGACTGCGCGAAACGAGTATTACGCTGGCGCTACGTGGAACAATCACGTCCGGCTCGCGGGTGATGCGATGACTGGGCCGTTAACCAACACCGCAAGCACGATTGATAACGTGCCATTCATCGCCGTGGGCGCTTCGGGGCAGACCAACGATTTGATGCAATGGAGGTCGAGCGCGGGCACGAACTATTCCACGATCAACTCGAACGGACAGTTCCTCGTGCAGGCGGGGACGGCGACCAAGCCGGGCATTGGGTGGCTCGTCGATGACGATGGGTCTGGTACTGGATTTTTCCGCCCATCTCTCGACGCAATAGGGATAACTCTCAGCGGGACTGAACGGATACGCATAAGGGCCAACGGCGTCATGGACACTACGTTTATTGCTTTAACCTCTGACGGCTCCATTGGTTTCACCGCAAACTCAGCCATTACAGCAGGAGCAGGATTCGATACACAGCTCGTGCGCGATGCTGCTGCTGTGATTCAAATGGGCGTGGACGCTGCAACGCCCGTCAACCAGGCGCTCAAGGCGGCGGACGGTTCCGGCACAGACAAGGCAGGCGCGAACTTCACGCTTGAAGGCGGCCAAGGCACTGGCACGGGCGCAGGCGGCACGGTCTACATCGCCACGGCGAAGGCTCGCACGACGGCATCAACGGTCAATCCTTACACGAACTGGTTCAGCGTGGATGCCAACGGCGCGGTGGCGGTCTCAAACATCACTGGCACGGCGACGAGCTTGGCCGGGTTTACGTCGAGCAACACGCTGGCGGGCGTCGGCATCGGCACTGGACTGGCCATGAGCGGAACCAATCTCACGGCGACTGGCACGTTCACCGGCATCCTGCGCGACTTTTCGATTGAGCCGGGCGCAATGTTTCCGGCTCCAACGGCGGCGACGCTGACGCAGTACACGAACAGCGTGAACGAAACTCTCTCGGATGCGTGGGTGTTCGCCGATGCAGCAACGCAGGCGACACGTTTTGCCATCACGCTGCCGGATGTGTGGAATGTCGGCACCGTAAAGCTCAAGCTCTACGTCACCAGCAGCGGTACCAACGTGGCGACGACCACCAACCTCGTGTGGGGCGTCAAAGCCGGATCGCTCGCGCCACTGGAGGCGCTGACGAATGCGGTCTTCGGAACGCAGGTTTTCGTGACGAACGGTCTCGATACCGTAGGCAATGTGATGCAAGTGTTCACGACACCGGCTATCACAGTTGGCGGCAGTCCTGCGGTGGGCGACTCCCTATGGTTCGATATCTCGCGCCAAGGCAGCAACGGCAGTGATACGTGGACGAATACCGTTTTGCTGCTCAAGGCCAGGCTTCAATACACCGAGTCATCGACGGCACCCAGCGCATGGTAACGCGACTTCTTATTCTATTGCTCCTGCCCCTCGTGGTCCACGGTCAATGGGCGACGCAGGCCAATCGACGCCGGTTCACCTGCGGTTATCCGGCGAACGTGCCAGGCCTCGTGGCGCTCTGGAAAGCTGAGTCGGTTCCCGCCATCGACGCACAGTCCATCGACGTGTGGGTTGATTGCCTGTATCGCAACGAGGCAGCGGCATCGACCACGGCACGGCCAACGTATAAGACGGCCATCTTCGGCAACAAGCCCGTGGCGCGGTTCGACGGCAGTTCGGACACGATGCTGCTCTCGACGACGATCACGCTGCGGACCAACACCGGCTGGAGCGTGATTGCGTGCTGGGCTTACAACGGCGGGGCTGGGACGCGCTACCTCATTGCGCGACCGGCAGTGGGCGCTGGCGGTATCCGCATCGACGTGTCGGCAGCGCAACGGTTTATCTTCGACGGCGTGCTGTTTCCGTCCAGCAACCTGCCAGGGGCCACGGGCACAAACCCGCTCATGGGCACGTTCGCTTACACCGGCTCGACGTGCCAGTTCCGTGAGGCGACCAGCTCGCTCGGGAACAATCAAGGTGCGCTGGGATTGAACATCGACATCGCGCAATTCGGCTCACAGAACTCAGCCGCGTTCTTCCTTGGCGACCTCGCGGAGATTATGTTCTACAACCGGGCGTTGACCGATGCGGAGATGGACGGTATGTACCTCAATTACCTTAAGCCGAAGTATTCGATCCCGTGAACGACGAGCAACCTGACTGGAATTGGGCAGACGCAGCCATCGGCATAGTGATCGTTGTGGCAATGATTACGATTGTGGTTGCCGCCGCGATGAAATTTGCTGAGTGGTTGGGCTTGGGAAACATGGCAACATAAACCTTATGAAACGAATCCTTCTTCTATCGGCTCTGTTGCTTGCGGCTGCGACCGTTCAAGCGCAGAGTGTCAGCGTCCGTGTCACGACCAACGACGGGTCGCTGCAAGCCACAAACACGATCAACGTGCCCGCGATTTACGTGTCGGGCTTGCTCGCACAATGGAACGACAACTCGCGGACGAGGACCAACGCAGGGTTGTCGGCGCTGACGTTCAACGCTTACGTGTCGCAGGAGCTTGGCGACAAGAGCGCGGAATGGAACCGGCGCGGCGGGCTGGACGCAGCAGCGGCGTTTGCACTGACTCAGGGGCAGACTAATCTCGCGATCCCGCCCAAGATCGGTGACCTATGGGGCGGCTTCACGCAAGCGCAGCGCACCAACGCCATCCTGTTCATCGTAACGGCTGGTCCGTTTTGAGCATTTGACGACCACGGAGTCGGAGCACACCCTGTCAGCATGAAAAACCTAATCTTGCTTCTCGTGCTCTTCACGGTTGCGGCGAAAGCTCAGGTGAGCGTCCCGATCACGGCAAACAAGTGGCAACTCTGGAATCGGGCAGTGGGGCGTCTGCCCATCCACGCCGTCGCTGGTGGCGGCATCGGGTTCAACTTTGAAGTTTCGGCGCAGCCTGACCCGAACGCTGGACCGACGTGGGACGGCTACTTCGTGTCGCCGGTCAAAAACATCGCGCTCACAGGCTCGGAGATCGTCGTCACGTTTGCCATCACCGCGGACCCAAGCGTAATCTGGAATCACGCAAGCGATTCATGGAACACCAACCCGCCACCGGCGAACTTCCACGTTTACGTTCAGACCAGCGACGCGAACAATTGCAAGGAGTTATTCGGCATTTGTGTTCCGCCGCAGTTGCGTTGGTGGAGCAACCCGGTGAAGTTCACGCTAGTTAACACGGGCGGAGCGGTAGAACTGCACGTTCCGCTTACGCCGGAGAATTGGAGCGAGACAGACGGCCAGCCAGCGACCGACCCGATTTACTACCCTTACTGGGTGCAGACGATGAACAATCCGAAGTGGGTGGGCATTACGTTCGGCGGCGGGTGTTGCTTCGGGCACGGCGTCAACGTCACGCTGCAACCGGGTGTCGCGGTGCCAACGTTCACGTTGCTTGAATGGCGGACGCAATGACCTTCCTCGATTACCTGCGCTCGATGCTCTGCTGGTTCATCGGCCATCGCTTTGTGGAGCGACCGGACGGGATGCGCTTTTGCGTGCGTTGCCGACGCCATGTCCTGTTGGTCCGCTAAAACCAGCGGTTGACGGCAGCGCAGGCGGGGCGGACACTTGCGGGATGAGCGAACAAGTCAATTCAGCCATTCGCAGCGTCCTCAAGGTCATCGGCGGCGCGCTAGTCGCCAAGGGTTACACCGACAATTCGACGCTGGAAATCGTCATCGCTGGGGTGGCGGCGGCGGTGGGCATTGGGTGGAGCTATTGGCACCACGCTGCGAACACTTCAATGTCGAAGCCGTAAAGCGTGCGTCACGCGGTTTACTTCTACTACCCGAATGACGAACTCGTGCTCTACATCGCCATCATCGCGCCGAACAACAAGGTGCGGTTCTTCACCGAGGCGGGCACGGAGGCATGCTGCACGGCTGTGCCGCTGGAGAAGGCGCTTCGCAACGGGCGCTTTGTGCAACTTGGCGTCACCAACAGGCGGTCGCAGTGCAGCAAGTTTAACTTGGAGCGAGGCGGTGAGCGCGACCAAGCACCGCCCGCGTTCATCAACGGGCGCAAGACGGTGCAGCCTTACTTTGACCCGAACGGCAACAATGGGCTTGGTTGCTGGTGCAGCCATGAGGCGAACGGCAACGGGCACACGAAAGCAAACGGCATGAAAAAAACACTTCTTACATTGGCGCTGGCGCTGTGGGCGCTGGCTGCGAGCGCGGCAAACACCAACCTCGTCTGGAATACAAGCGCAGGCGCGGCCAGTTACACCGTTTACTCGTCGGTGGGCACGGCACCGTTTGCGCCCATCCTGAACCTCACCGGGAACACCGCGTCGGTGCCGGTGAATGCCACGCTGGTGACGCGCTTCTACGTGACGGCGGTGAATACCGTTGGCGAGAGCGGTCCATCGAACACGGTGACGAACCAGCCGGGGCCGGTGCCACCGAGCGGTCCGGTGATAACGATGGTCGCGCCGGGCCTCTCGACGACGAACGTGGCGATTGGGCAGAGCGTCAACATCACGGCGCTGATACAGAACACGGGTGACAGCGACTTCATCGCTGTCGATGGCGCGCTGACGCTGTTGCCGCCCGGTGCGACACGCGACGACGGGCCGTATATCCACGTCGTCGTCGTGACGCCGCCGCTGGTGGTTGCGGCCAAGAGCAGCGCGGCCATCTCCGGGACATGGACGGCCTCGACGGGCGTGGCGACGGGCATCTACACGGCGTATATGGTCGTCAAGAGCAGCGCGGGCGTGTGGACGGCATCACCCTACAGCTATTTCACTGTCAGTCTTGCGCCTGCGCCGAGCGTGCCGCCTGCGCCAACTGATCTGCGGATCACGCCCGCGACTCAAACACGGCTCGACCTGCGATGGGTGGGCACGATGACGGCTTCGACCGAGGTGGAGCGCAACGAGGAAAACACCAGCTTCAAGCGCGTGGCCACGGTCGCGCCGGGGATACAGAATGTGAGCGACAGCATCCGCAGAAGGCGGAATTACGCCTACCGCGTAAGGCAGCGCAACAGCTTGGGCACTGGGCCCTACAGCAACGTTGCCGAATACGCGGCACCGTAATTTTCGGCTGACAAACAGGGCGGCATGGGCGAAATTTCCGCATGGAAAAAGGGCACAGCATCCGACCGGACGACTGTAAAACACGCTGGAACGTCGATAGCCTGCACGCGCACTTCGAGCGATGGCTGCTCAACCTGGAGAAGCATTACGACGCGCGGCTGGCTGAGATGAAGGAGGCGACGGCGACGGCATTGGTCGCCGTAGAGAAGCAGACCAACGCCGCGTTTGCCGCGAACAAGGAATCGGTGCTCAAGACCGAAGAAGGCCAGAAAGCCTACAACGCGCAGCACAACGATTTGACGCGCAAGATGGAGGCGCAGGCCGCGCGGTTCGTTGACCGCGAACGCTTGGAGGAATATGAAAAGCGCTTCGACGCCAAGCTGGAGACAGTGAAAGCGGACATCGGACGATTGCAGGAGGGCAGCGCGGCAGGCACCGGACGGCGCGACCAGCAGCAGGAGACACGGCAGACAGTGCAGTGGGGTCTCGGGCAAGTCATCGCGACCATCGGCGTGCTCACGGCGATTCTGGTGGCGCTCATTGAGCTGCTGCGAAATAAGCCATGACCTCGCCCAGCGTCACGCGGTGGATCGCCAAGTTTCCGCACCTAGCCGCACGCCCGACAATGGACCCGGCGTTCCCGCGGTGCTGCGTCAACGCCATGCCGATCATGCGCCTGTAGGAGATGGAACCGCCGTTGCGCTACAAGGATTGGTTGGCCTTGGTGAAGCCCGCGTTGGGCGTTGACAGCGCCGCGCGAGGCGCGTAAACCTGCCGCATGAACCGCTACCCCGACCCGTTCGCCAAAGTCCCGCCGCTGGCCATGTTCGCGCTGGTGGCGCTGTTCTGCATCGTGCCTGTGGTGATACATACGGGTTGCGCCAGCTTCTCATCGCAGCAGACCGAGACGCAGTTGGACGGCACGAAGCGCGAGACACACATTCACGTATCCACGCTGTTTGACGCGAAAAGCGACCTAACCAAGCTGCGGGCCACGACGACGGACAAGACGCAAGGTATGAGTCTCGCCGGCCTATCAGAAAGCTCATCCTCGACGAACCTCGTGCAGATTCTGCAACTCATCGCGGCGATTGCGGCGGCGAGCGCCAAGTGAGCAAGAGCATCGCCATCGTCTGCTTGGTTCTGTTTGCATGGGCGATGACGCTGTTCATACCGCGTGCAGACTCCACGAGATTAACGATCAATGCGACGAACGGAGCATTTTTCATCACGAACTACTTCGACCGCCCCATCATTACCAACATCGCCATTGAAGGTTCAACGCTGTTCGCCAATATCAACGGTCTCAAGGTGCCGTTCACCGACGAAGCGAAGTCAAACCTCGTCGTTGCACTTGTCGCGAGCCGTTTGTTGTGCGACTTACGAGGGCACGCATGGGAGGTCGGCTGCGGCGTGTCGGGGTGCCTCGTGATCCATTACGAGCCAATGCGTCACTGCATTATCTGCGGCAAAGTTGAGTCGCAGCAGATTGGTCCTTGGCGATGATTGACGGCGTAACCCGCCTGTCCGCAACGTGCCAACCGGCTAGGGGTTCGCAGGGGGATTAACCTACCTTGTCGCACCGCACGCCATCGCGTAGGCTTCTTGGATGGCGAAGGATCACGAACACGAAGAACACGGCAGTCGGCTTGAGCGTCTCGTTGAGGGCGTTCAGGATGCCCTGTTGCATACTGAGCGTGAGAACGCTGCGCGGCACATCGAGTTGATGGCGGCGCTACAAGGGAAACCCGACTTCTTGGGCAAGCTCAACGCGCTAGGGTCGCGCCTGTGCAAGATTGCGAAGGCGCTCAAGGCCCTGGACGACGCAACATAAACAGCAAAACGAAAGTGAAGTGCATGGCTACAGCAATTGAAACATACGCGGCGAAGGTTGACGAAGCCTTTACCGCCATCGGTCAGACAGTGGACTCAATCGTCACGAGTGTCGGCGGGGTGGCCGGCGACGTGGACAGGTTGAAGGCGCTCATCAAACAGCTACAGGACAGCGCGGGCACGGTGACGCCCGAGGATCAGGCGCTGTTGGACAAATCCGAAGCGGCGGTCAACGCGCTCGGTGCCCGCATGAACGGCGTGCGAGAAGCATTGGCTTCGCTGGACGCGGCGACTGAGGAAGCGCCAACTCCTTAATCCCAACCACCTCAGCCCCACAGAGCCCGTCAGGAAGTCTTGGCGGGCCTTTTCTTGTACGGGAGCCGTTCCTTCGGCATAGCGGTGCGCTTCCGCCTGGCTCGGCCCTCGACGGAAAGCAGTTTGCCGGTCGCCGATCGAACCAGGGTTTCGGTCGACTGACACTTGCGCGTGATGCCCCATTCAATGGTGATCGTCTTGGCGAACGTGCCGTCGGGTCTGGCCGTATATCCGGATGGGAGCTTCACCCACCAACCTTACCACATCCCTACAACTTCACCGACACCATCCGGCTTGTCGCCGATCCCACGTTCGGGTTCCATGAGTCGGCCAGCTCGTTGATCAGCTCGGGCGCCAGGGCATAGGTGAGCGAGTCGAAGACGTGGGTCATCTCGTTACTCTGCACCGGTTCCATCTTCGTCTTCCCTTTCTTCAAGCTTCCCAGCATCTTCACGGTCTGGACGCAGCGCGCCGAGACGTAGATACGGTTCTGGAATAGGAGTTTTCTGAGCAGGTCCACGCGCTTGAAGATCGAGCCTTTCCCCTTAGGGCACGCTTGCAACATGATCCGGCCTTCGGAAGCCACCGCCACGATCATGTGGTCGTAGCATCCCAGCGAGGCCCGGAACGTGTCGAACGCCGACGTGTCCGACCAGTGCCGCCATTCCACCGGCTGCGTGTGGCAGTGTTCCCGGATGTACTTCGCCCAAAATTCAATCCGCTCGTCCACCAGAGTTGTGAAATCCTCGACGGTCAGCATGGTCCCCACCGATACAATTTCATCGAGGACGTGAAAGATGCTGCCCTGCCATCCGTCTGTGCCGATGCGCTCCAGAATGTGCGCCGAGTGATTCTTCGACGTGCCGATGTCCCAACCGGTAACCATTTTCGAGCAGGTCTCGCTCGGGAGGATGACTTCCCAGTCATCCTCGTCGTAGGTGCCCGTGTTTCCCAGGACGTGCGTGTCGGCCAGGAACACCTCGCTGAATAGGCCGGCTTCGGTGCTCGTCGTCCATTTGCCGAAGCAGTACCGGTCGCGCCTGTCGGAGTCGTGGGCGTATCGGGCGAAGATTTCGTTGCGCTCGGATTCGGTCAGCCAAGGGTTTGAATCCAGCGTGAACTCGATCGTCTGAAATTTCGCCTGCACATCGGGATAGGGGTGGTTCTCGGAAACTCGCTCTTCGTAAAAGAGTTTATAAATCCAAGAAGAAGTCCCGTCGTCCGCAGGGTTGCAGTCCGAAATCCATTGGTGCGCGCTCTCAGAGAGATGAGGCATTCGGAGGCGCTCGGCTGTGTCAGTGAAGACAATTCGGTTTTGAAAATTTGAAAGTTCGCTGAAGTAGCACATCGAGATGCGGGCGGACTTGATGATTGCGGTAATGTCGAAATCATAGTCAAGCGATCGAAGCTGAATTTCCGACTCGCCCCCGTACATGTTGCTGACCTTCACGAGATGCAGCCTCGTGCTGCCGTCCACACGTGGCCCGCTGGCAATCCGCATTCCCATATTGGCTTTGAGCCAAATCGGGAGAACAATCTCGACCAGATCCGACCACACGCCGCCAGCGAAGGCGGATTTCACAGTCTTGGCGAAAATGGTGATTCGCGCCTGTGGAGTTTCAAACGCGTGTCTGAGTAGGCGATGCAGACACGCTATTGTTTTCCCGACCGGACGGGGCCGTTAACGAGCACGTATTTCTTGTAGGTGTTGAAGACCTCGCACTGTTTCGGAGCGAGGTCCGGCGCCCATCGTCCATCAGCGTCGATTGCCATTTTTCTTGCCTCTGTTTTGTGAATTGAGAGAATCGCAGCGACGCTCGACCGTTACGCCGAACGCCGCCGCTGAACATAACAATGAACGACCAGTGCTATGCCTAGGCCAAAACCTACTCCCCTCAGCCCGAACGCGACAACTTTTATCTACGCGCTGCTTGATCCGATAACGAGAGAGATTCGCTACATCGGGAAAAGCGATTACCCGCGTGAGAGGCTGAGGGACCACGTCTGTGACAGCAAATGCAACAAGGAGAATAATCGCAAAGCAAACTGGATTAGATCACTTCTAAAACAAGGTCTGAAGCCGGAGATGGAAATCATCGACGAGGTTTCCGTGTTGGAATGGGAGGCCGCGGAAGCAGCCTACATCCTGTACCACAAAGAAATTGGCTGTTCTCTGGTAAATACTACTCCTGGAGGAGACGGGGTGGAGAGAGGCAAGCGATTGAGCCCTGAGCATCGCATAAAACTGGTGGCCTCGCAGCGGCGAAGGCGGAAACTGGAAGCACAGATCTTCACCGTCAATGGAGCGGTCGGATCTTTGACCGAGCTGTGCGAATATTTCAAAAAGAGCCAGCAGGAGAGGCACCGGATCAAGCAACGGATAACCCAGCTTGGATGGTCCGTTGAGCAGGCTTTTGCAGCTCCCAAGGGCATTAACGGCTATCTTGGAGGCGGCGGAACATTCAGCGGTCTGTCACTGGAGGCAAGGGCGAAAATAAGTGCAGCGCATCTTAAAAACCCCAGTCGATATTGGCTCGGCAAAAAGATGTCTGAGGAAGCGCGAAGGAATATGGGATTGGCGCAGCTCGGAAGAACAGCGTCGATGGAAACCAGGATGAAAATAAGCGCGGCAACCAAAGGCAGATATCGCGGGAAACGGCACTCTGCCGAATCTCTCGCAAATATGCGTGCGGCACAGGCGAAGAAAAGGAAGCGGATTTACACCGTGCTTGGAATCACTGGTTTCATTGACGACCTCTGCAAAAAATTCAACGTCAATAAATCAACAGTGGCATCGCGCCTTAAGGGGAATTGGCCTCCAGATCAAGCGTTCACTGCGGCAAAGCGAAAAAATCAATACGCTTGACGCCCGTCCACAATCGGAGGACGTTCGCGAATATGCCAAATGGTAATAAACCGCCCGCCGCGCTCAGACTTTCTGAAGAGGCAGCTCCCGCGCTGGACGAAGGATTGGATGAACAAGCTGCCGGAGGAGCTGGAGGCTTTGAACTTACCGGCGATGCGCACCGCGCGTTCAAGGACATGCTCGGGCACGAATGCAAGGTCGGCGACAAGTACACCCTGGAGGTCACAGCCACCGCCGTCACGCCGCAGTCAACCACGTTCAGCCTGGACAACGTCGAGTCCGAGTATGAGGAAGCACCAGCGGAGGAAGCGGCTCCGGCTCCAGCCAGATCCTCAAAAACCCCGGCGATGACCTACGCGTAAATGCGATCTCCCGGGCCAGTTTTTTTTTCAAGCTGGATAAGCAGAGGGGCTGCTTTCACCTGTTCATCGCCGGAAAAGGTCTGAGGCTAAAGAGCATCGCCAACGCGTCGGTGTACAGCCTCTGCGATCTGGACCAAACCATCCCGGCAGTCGTCGATTGCGACGGGGTGGAGAAGCAGCTCAAGATTGTTTTGAAAGTGTACACACGAGTTTCCCAAAAAGAGCTGGAACTGCAGCGCGATCGGCGGCGCTATCAGATGCTTCTCAAAGGGCGGCCTGACTGGGATCAGCAGAGCAAAATCTGATCATGGCTGTGGACATCAATATTTTGGAGAAGCATGGCCTGACCGTTGACCTGCTCAAGTCGAAGTTCACAAGTGCCACCGAGAACAAGGATCCGGATGACAAGACCCGCGACTGCATCAACCTGATCCATTCCCGCATCGACGAAGGCATCCGTAAAAGTCTGCGCGAGTCCCGCCACTGGTGGGCGCTGGACCAGGCCTTCGACGCCCCCTTCTACGCGATTTCACCGACGCTCGTAAAATGGCTGCTCTCCGGAAAGATGGACACCGAAGGGGTGATGAAGATTTCCCAGGAATGGGGGCTATCCCATCTCATCCGCGAGGAGCGGAACCTGAAGGGCGAAGTCGTCAAGACCATCGACATCCCGGCTTTCTTCGAAGTCACCGTGCCGGTGGCCAAGGCCTACACGATCATCCGAACTGCGGTAATCTTCAACCAGCGGAACATTTACCCGTTCTTCAAGTTCGAGCCCGCAACCCTGACCGCCAAGAACAAGGCCCGATGCGAAATCATCACTGACCGGATCCAGAAGATGACCAGCCAGTACGGGTATCCGGCGATCTCTCGGCAATCGATCCTGAGCAAGAACATCTACGGAACGTCGCTCATGTTTCCCGCCGAGAAATGGCACCGTGAAACGCAGATCCAGAAGGACGATAAAGAGGTCATCGTGCGCGAGGGGCTGCGCTACAACCTGCCGCACATGAGCCGGGTGTTTTGGGATCTCAATTACCGGCTGTCGACGTTCAACACCGACACCGGCTGCACCTACGGCGGTTACTGGCAGGTGAACCGCTACGGCGACGTGAAGGACAACCCGGATTACTGGAACCTGGACAAGCTGACCTACGGCACCGATTGGATGACCAGTAACCCAACGTTCTTCTCAACGATCTATCCGTGCGTCGCCAAGTTCCCAACCGATCGGACCGTCCGGCTGACGAATAATCCGACCGCAGGCGGCAACGCGCAGACACCGGTGACCGGGGCCGGGGCGATGGACCGGGAAGCTGCCGCCGGCTATTACGCCGCGCACGAAACCGACAAGGCGATCACGTTCACGCAACTGTTCATGAAGCTGGTTCCGAAACAGTACGGCTGGGGAGATTACAAGCATCCGGTCTGGTTCCGGTTCGTCGTCGCCAACGAATCCACCGTGATCTATGCCGAGCCGCTGGCTTATTCGCCGGTCATTTACCGTGGTTACGACGCGCACGAGGAGCGCGAGATCAATTCGTCCATCATGCTCGAGTGCCTCCCGTTCCAGGACCATATCGGGAATCTTCTGTCCCAGCAGCTGCTCACCATCAAACAAAACCTCCTGGCAGCGGTGTTCTACGACGAGGACGCCGTCGGGAAGGGGATCTCCGACCGCATCCAGAATCTCGGGAAGAAGTGGTACATGGAAGTCAACTTCATCCCGTTCTCCAAGCGCATGGCCGCGTTCGCCGGAAAGGACATCAAGGAAGCGTTTTTCCCGGTCAACTTTCCCCGCCTGGATACGACCCAAATCCTAGCCGGCATCCGGTCGATGCTCGATATGATGGAGCGGATCCTGGTTATGTCCTCGCAGGAGATCGGGGCCGCAGCCGCGCATGAGCAGACCGCCGAGGAAACCAGAGTCATCGCCAGCTCGACGAGCCAGCGCTTGAATTTCACCGCTTCCTACGACGAAGACGCGGACCTGGCCTGGAAGAAACAGCTCTATGACGCGCTCATGGCCTACGGCGACGACGAGGTCTATGCCCAGGTGGAAACCACCAGCGGCGGCGACACCAAGAAGGTTTTGGAAGATCTCGGGTTCACAGTCGACGAGCAGGGCGACATGAACACGAACACCAAGACCAGCGTCAAGGGCAACAAAACCGCGCTGGCCTACGAGGAGTTCGCCAGTACCAGGGATTCCCAGGACCGGATCAACAACATGGCGCTGGCCAACGCGATGATCCAGCTTTTGCAAGTCGTCTTCTCCAATCCGCTCATCTTTGCCGCCGTCGGCCCGGCGCAGGCCGTCAAGCTGATCAACCAGGTGGCCGCCATAAGCGGGTTCTACCAGGAATTCAAACTGGAAGCGATCCCAGGCGCGAGTCCCGAGGAACAGGACAAGAAGGCGCAGGAGCAGGTGGGCGGAATGTTGGCTCAATTAAAAGAAGTCTTGGAAAAGGAAATGCAGCAAACTGTGGGCGCCGCCGTGACGCCGCTTGCGCAGGCCGTCCAACAACTCACCCAGCAGATGCAGGTGAGCGCCCAGGCCGTTCCGAAACTCGCCCAGGCGGTTGGCACCCTGAACCAACAGGTGGCAGCAAACGCAGAGCAGACCAAGCAGGTCGTCGTCGGAATCGCTCAGAAGGACGCCAAGCAGGATTCGGACATCCAAAAACTCCTTCAGCTATTTCAACTCGTCGCCGCGCACGCTGGAATGCCGATGCCGTCAGAACTTGCAGCGCCGGGCGGACCTCCGCCGCCTGAAGCCGGCGGGCCTCCATCCCCGCCGATGCCTCCGGGCGCGGTGTCGCCAGGACCGCCCGGCCTGCAACCACCAGTATGAACAGCGAAGAACGCCACTGGGTGCCAATGTGCGCCAAGTGTAAAAAGCCCGTCGATCGATTCATTGCTTTACCGGATGATCACAGCAATCCAGCCGTGCGCAGATACGCGGTTGAATGTCACGGGGAACGCGAGACCTCATTCGTTGGTGTTTGGGCCGCCGCTGAACTATCACTGAAGCGCCAACGGCTTCCGGATGCTTTCGCGAGTCCAACACCAGCATTGATTCCATGAACATCATCGAACTCGAACCGACCAGGGTTAATGCGATCAACAACTGGTTCCTCAAAACCGAAGCGGCAGATGTCATAACCTGCCTGGAGAACTCCGCGAAGAAGGCGATGGTCGAGTTCGCCGAGCTGTCCACCAAAGCGAAGGCCGAAAACGGAAACCCGCAGTACATAGCCGCCGCGCAGGAAAAGCTGGGTGAAGCCGCCGAGTTTCAAACCACCGTCAAGGTGCTGAAATCCTTCTTTCCAGACGGGCCGTTCATTGCGAGAATCGAGTTGTGACAGCGTTCAATATTCTTCCATCGGCAAAGACGTATAAAAGAAAGTGGCGACTCGCACCTCGCCCGCCGGAGTTTGAGTGCATCATGCTTCCGCCTCCGGCGCAGGACGCCTTTGATATCGTAGCTTTCATGAACAAGATTTACGAAATCCGGAAAGTTCATCCGCAGCCGGAAATTCTTTATGCCCGAAGCTACTGAAACCCCAGCACCTCCAATCCGCGATCTTGGCAAAGCGCCGACCCTGCTAGAAACTCTGGCCAGCCAGATGGATCTGAGCGACGCGCCGATCATCAAGCCCAGGGAACTCCCGAGCATTTCGGAGAACACCGAAACGATTACCAGGCCGGAATCCAAGACCGAGCCGAAGACTGAAACCCCGCCGGATGATGAAACTCCGCCGGAGAAGCCCGAGGAGAAGAAAAAGCGGGAGGACGCCGAGAAGGCGCAGCAGGATGAATGGAAGAAGGCCGGGGAAACCATTTCGGAGAAGCTGTTCAGGAAGAAGCCAAAGGCGGAAAAATCAGAAACGAAGCCGCCGGAAAAAGCGGCAGAGAAGACGACCGAGGAAAAGCCGCCGGAAAAGAAGGAAACGACGCCAACGCCGAGGAGGAAACGAGCCAGTGAAGCCGAGATCACCGAGCGCGCCGCGGCTGCCGCTGCCGAAGCCGCAACCAATGCCGTTGCCAGACTTACCCCTGCCACGAAGCCGGACGAGAAACCATCGCCCAAACGACCGGAAGACGGGCTCACACAGAAGCAACGCGACCAGCTGATCGTTTACCAGGAGTTGGAGGTCCTAAAACCCGCCCAGTACAAGGGCATCACCGAGCAGTATCTGAAGTCCATTCCGGAGATCCAGGATTACGTCAAGACCTGGGCGAAGGAAAACCCAGGTCAAACATTCGATCCCGACGCCGAGGAACACAACGCGTTCTTCGAACGCATCGAGCCGGTCGTGGACGAGGATGATTGGAAGAAGGCCGAAATAACGATTGGAGCCAGGGAAATCGCTTCGCAGGCGGTCAAACCGCTCAACGAAAAGATCGCCGCGATGGAGCAGGAACGGGCCCGGACCACCCTGGAACCGGTCATCCAACAGAAAGTCCTGCAAAGCGTCGAGATGCTCCTGAACGAGTTCGATCCTGAGATAGCCGGTGAGATCAAAAAACCGGACGGAGTGAAGGGATTGCTTGAACGGGACCCGATCACCGCCGGGATACTCAATCACATGGCCGGCGCGGTCAGCTCGCTCACCGCCGAGCTGGTACGCCTGCACGATCCGAATGGCGGCGTGAACTACGATCCGGCGAACCCGGCGCACAAGGAGCTCTCTGATTTCATCCTCAGCCAGGAGGACCGGATCTCCAAGTTGCCGAGGGAGGACCAGATGCGCGATGGAAAACGGTTCATCGGGCGCATGGCGTTCGGCCGGCTGGCGCAGGACCAGAAACCAGCTTACTGGTTCCTCGACCAGGACGATATCGCCTACCTTCTCGCGCAGAAATACGCGATTCAGGCCAAAAAAATCCGCGATGCCGAGATCGAAAAGTTCAACGCGACGGCGGAACGGCTCGGATACAAGAAGATCGACGGGGCGAAAAAGGAGACCAAGCCTGCCGGGGACAAGTCGGCGCAACCGTCTAAGACAACGACTACTACGGCGTCGCCTGAGGCTATTTCAAAAACCAGTATCAAGACACCAACCGGCAAGGACGGTAAGCCCGCACCAGGCGAGGCCGAAGTTATTTTGGGTAGTCTGTTTCACCGCTTAAGGTCGTAGGGTAAGCATTTTGACGGGATAAACCCGTCTTTG